CGCCTTTGGAAAAGATCTGATCGACCCTGCCAAGGCCGAATATGTTAAACAAACTTTGGCTGATTTAACTGAAGGCTATGAAAAACTTGGCGTGGCAACTAAGTTTAGTGATAAGCAGGCAGCTGAAGCCTCATGGGGAATGCTAAAAGGCGGACTCAATAAGGAATTTATCCTCGGCACTCAGGACGAAAGCGGTAAGTATAACTACTCAGGGCTTGCAGCTGCTATGTATTCAGCACAATTGGGAAAAACAGATACCCAGACCGCTGGAGACTTTATAGCAAAACAAACAAAGGCATATAATCTAAGCAGTATGCCCGATAAAATACTTGAAGCTGTTAATTATCAGGTTAAAGCAGCTGCAGCCTCGACAATGGACTACAAAGACATTATGTCAGGTATGACTACTGCTGCCGGTGTTGCGGGGACACTTGGATTTTCGCCTGAAGACACAACTTTATTACTTGCCTCTACAGGAACCTATACAAAAGATGGAAGTGCAGCTGGAACCTTTGTTAAGGATTTTTTAGACAGATTAATTCCACATACCAAGAAGCAAAAAGAGGCTATGGCGCAGCTCGGATGGTTAACAGCAGAGGACAAAAGCATCTTCTTTGACGAGTCCGGCAAACTTAAAAGTGCGGATTTTATGCATGAAAAATTCCAAGAGGCAGGGAAAAAATTTAACCCTGCGGAACTGGAAAGTCTGTTTCATAAAGCCTTATTAGAACAGGGGAAAAATCCCGCCCTTGCATTAGCTTCAAAGAGTGATATTTACAGCGATATTAAGGGTGGTATCGGCAACCAGTTAGACATGTACCAGCAAGTAGATGTCCAAATGGGCGGCACAAAAAACCGGCTGGAGTCATTGAAGGAGACATTTAATATTGTTAAACGGGTTTTTGGCACACCGTTTTTAAATCCAATGAAAGAACAATTCAAAGAATTTAATAAGTTTTTGGATATACACGGCATTCAGTGGGGCAAGGCCCATCCAGAAGTAATTAAAACTGTTGCAGCAGTTGGTCTCGGTGTCAGCGCGTTCCTTATTTTAGGCGGGGCAGTTACTATCGCGGCTGCATCAATCGGCGCACTTAAACTCGCCCTGGCCGCAGCAAACCTAAGCCTTGCCCGAATTGCGATGACCTCTCTCTGGTCCATCCTCGGCTTCGCCGCACTGGTCGCGGTGGCTTTCCTGGTCTACAAAAACTGGGATCAGGTAAAGGTGCTCTGGCAAGAATACGGAGGAGTGGTTAAGGCAGTAGCCATAACGCTGCTCGTGCTCTACACCCCGGCTATCCTTGCCGCGACAGGACAAATGATAGGGCTTGCGGCGGTAACAGGCTACACTATCCTGCGAAAGCTTCTCCTATTTGCCGTGACGGGCGCGGGATCAATTGTTTTGGGCGCATACAGAAGTGTGATGTTGGCTGTAATCATAGCGCAGGCTCTTTGGAACCTCACCACAAACATGACCATTTTAAAATACATCGCCCTGGCCGCAATCATGGGACCTGGCATAGCCCTTATCTACCTTGCCAGGGGTGCTACGATGGCATGGACGGCAGCGCAGTGGCTGATCAATGTCGCTATGACCGCAAACCCAATCGGAATCGTTATTATGCTTGTTGGGGCACTGATTGTCTTCGTGATTACGATTACTGGTAAATGGCACGCCCTATGGGATACCTTAAAGGGGTTTGCGCAAGGCATGCCGGGCTGGGCAAGTATCTTGCTGGTGGTATTTTTGCCTATTGTCGGCATCCCCTTGTTGCTTATTAAGTACTGGGACAAAGCTGTGGAGGCGGTTAAGAAGTTCTTCGGGCTAAAAGGGGAACAGCCAGAAGTTCCGGAGGCTGCAAAAGTTGCGGTTGATAGCCCAGTGAAAATACCAACCACCCTTGACGTGGGTAATTTAAATGAGCAGCTTAAAGCCCTTAATGCCGGTGGTATGGGCGACCTAGCAAAGTTAAACATCCCCGCAAACATGGACGTGGGGCAGCTAAATCAACAAATGGAATCCCTAAAGGTACAAATGGGGGAAACCGGGGCTGGCTCATCGCAAGAACTAGCCAAAGCTCTTGCAAGTCCGGAAAGCATCGCCGGCATTACCCAGAGCGCCGCGGCAGTTAAAACAGCCCTTGACGCCAACTTACCACAGCCCCCCGCTGCGTATCAGCATGGACAAAATCTTGGGCAAAGCCTGGCAGATGGCATGGCATCAAAAGAGAGCCAAGTCCGCCAGGCGGCAAAACTCCTGGCAACCGCCGTGCATGACAACCTGGGGGTATCTTCGCCGACCAAAGAAGGACCGCTGAGCACAAACCACCTCTGGGGCGGGAATCTAGTCAGGTCCATCGCCGGCGGGATGCTAGATAAATTGGCTCTTATTAAAGGAGCCTCCGCGGTCGTGGCACACGTTCTGGCCCTTAATGGCCGAGTCTCCGGGGATACCGGTTATAGCGTAGCTTCCCCAGCCAGGGGCGGCATCGTTGTTCATGGCCCGTTGATCGGTGCCATCTACCAGCAGCCCGGCGAGAGCAACGAAGACCTGGTGCAGCGCATCAAGCGCGAGTTGGGTTTTGAGGCCGAACAGGCCAACCTCACCCTTGGCCGACTTTCCTTCGCGGGGGTGAGGTAAATAGCTAAATATACCCGTTCAGATAGCGAGTCGACACGCTAAGGCGCTTACCTCCGGCGCTTATTCTGAGCGGGTTTTAATTTTGACAGCGTAAGATTGTGCCGCCAATGGAGGTAAATTAAATTACGGAGGAATGGAATAATGAGTAAGCAAATTGCGCTGGTTGAAGATTTTGGAGTAATCGCATTGAAAGACATTCCGGTGGTTAGCAGTCGCAAAGTGGCGGAAGTATTTGGTAAGGAGCACAAAAACGTATTGGCCGCAATTGAAAACTGCGGGTGTAGCGAGGACTTTAATCGGCTTAATTTTAAGCCGACCACCTACAAGGACAGTCAGGGAAGAAAGCAACCAGAGGTGCTTTTAACCAAGGACGGTTTCGCTTTTATCGTTATGGGATTCACTGGGAGAAAAGCTGCACATTTCAAAGAAGCGTATATACGGCGCTTCAATGAAATGGAACAATTTATCCAAAGTCGGTATGCTGCCCGCCTTGAATCCCGTGACCTCACCGACGCTGTTCAACTATTACACGACCCGCCGAAGCACTATCACTACTCTAACGAGTTCGACATGATTAACAGGATCGTCCTGGGGATGCCGTCCAAAAGATTCCGGTTGCAACATGGATTGCCGAAGGATGCACCGATTCGCGATCATCTGACACCGCAGCAGGTTGACGCTGTTCAAAAACTTCAAAGTTTTGATGCGCATTTAGCGAAGATCATACCAGACTACAAACAGCGTCAAAGTTTATTGCAAGATTACTTTGCGAAGATAAACACTCCAAAACTTCTCGAATTAACCGGTTCATAAAAACGCTCTCCCAGTGAGGGTGTTTTGCTTTAATGGGAGAGGTGGTAGATAATGCGCGTAACTCTCGGCGGCTTCGAATTCCGCGACCTCGAAAAGCCCGACTTTGTTCAGTTCGGTGGCAAGCAGTCCCTGGCCATCAGGGAGTTCCCAGGCGGCAATCTATCTATCCAGGACCTCGGCGCAACCTACCGGCCGGTGACCTGGCGGGGTGTCTTTTCTGGCGCTGACGCCTATGACCGCATGATGACGGTTGGCCTGATGCGGACGGCCGGGAAGCCAGTGGACCTGGTCACGGACAAGTTTACAATGCCGGTGATGATTGAGGAGTTTCTGCCTGATTACAAAAATGACCGGCGCATCCCGTTTGCAATCACATTGCGCCGGCTCGTTGACAACCGGCCAGGCCAGACACAAAAGACAGACCTGGTTGACCTGGCCGCCGACCAGGTAGCGGATGCAGGGGAAGTAGGGAGCAGCGAACAAACCTACACCGTCCAGGATGGGGATACCTTAAGCCGCATTGCGGCCAACATTATCGGGGACCCAAACGCCTGGGAGTCGATTTATCTTGATAACCAGGATATCCTGGTTGACGGCCCTCATTTGATTCAGCCGGGGATGAAGCTGGTGATTAGCAGTGCTTAAAGATCCTCTAATCAACCGCAAAGGCCCGTTCCGGCCCACGGGTAAGCCGCTCGTGAAGGTGACCATCAACGGCAAGGCGGCAGCGGACTGGATATCCTTCCGGGCAGAGGCCAACGGCCTGGGTGCGGTGGACGCGTTTCAGGTCATGCTTCCCTGGGAGGTGACCGAGTTCGTTCCCCGAGATGACCTGCTGTACAGCGGTCCAGATAAGTCCTCTGACCTTGTCTTTGGTTCGGCGGACGTAAAGATAGAGGCCGGCTTTGAGGGCGAGGGGGATCCCGTCTCGCTCATCGAGGGTGTGATGGACCGGCCGGCATGGGACTTCTCTATGCGCAGCGGGGAGATTGTCACAATCCATGGCCGCTCATACGCGGCCCGCCCTTTCGACTACAAGGAGACAGCTAAGTGGCAGAACCTGACCGCGACGGCAGCCTTTAATGAGATTGCGGCTTTCCACGGGCTGACGCCGGTGGTGCCGCAGGAGACGTCAACACTTGTCGGAGAGTACCAAAATGAAGACCATGTCAATATGAAACGCGAAGTCTCACACTGGGACTTCGTTCTTTATTTGGCCCAAGCCGAAGGGTTTACGACCCGGGTGAAAGGTAAGGAGTGGTTTCTCGGCCCACATGATGAACTGCCCGGTTATAAGCTTGACCCAATTCCGTTTACCTGGGGTTACAACATTGACGAACCGTTTCGGATTGAGAGGGCGCCCAACGCTGCCCGAAACCTCGTTGTCGAGGTGATCTCCTGGATTCCGGGTAAGAAAGCAGACAGCGGGCAACGGATAGTTGAAAAGGCCTCATTCGCTGAGTCGTCCACCGGTCACAAGTACATCCTGCGCTACTACTATCCTAACTTTACCCGGGACCAGGCACAGCGTACCGCCCAGAGTATCCTGGCGGAGCTTTCGAAGCGGCAGGTCTACGGCTCTTTTAATACGGACTGGTTCCCCGATCTATCCAATGATCGGCGCATCAGCCTGCACGGGGTGGGCCATGACTTAAGCCAGGTCTACTTCGCACCTAAAATCGTAGTGTCGGGGTCCAAGGAAAGCGGGCTACGGACGGAGATCACCTTTACGAACCTGCCGCTAGAGGAAGGGGGGCAATTTGGCTAAATGAAAATGTTTTCTGAACAGCAGAGGGCGGCAGGAGGACTACAGCCCCAGTCGTCTATCGTATTTGGTACCGTCGTAGCCACTGACGAAGAAGGGAGGCGATTGAAAATCGTGGTGGAGCCTTGGGGTGTGGAGACCGGCTGGTGCAAAGTCCTTAAGGACACCTTTTACCCCATCCCGCCTCACGAAATCCATGCGCCGCACCCGGATCCAGACGCTCCCATTGACCCGGAAACGGGCCAAAACCTACACAAGCACAATAATCATTCGCCACATGAGCCGGAGTGGCCGTACAAAGTTGGCCAGGAGGTTCTAGCTGCTGCGGTCCAGGGTAGTAATGGGTCAGAGCAGTATGTGGTGCTGGGATTAATCGACATTGGGTTGGTGAGTGAACAATGAACGCGGGAACAGATATCCTCTTGATAAACGGTGACATCATTTTTACCGGCGATATCCTAGCCACGGTAAGCGGTGAGGACAACGTCCAGCAGCAGGCCTATTTGTGTCTGCTGGCTGACAAAGGAGAAAGCATCTTCTTTCCGGACTATGGTACCTTCCTCCATGGCATCCTCGCTAAGCCTTGCACCGATGAAAACGCGGCGAAGGCGGAGGCGGAGGCCCGAACCGGCCTGCTCCGGGTGGGTGATGCCTCCGGCGGCCAGGGGTGGATTGAAGAAGTGCTTGATTGCCGACTGCTCTTGACTGAGGTTGACGGGAAGGCTGCCAAGATGTTATTTGCGCGGTACCGGATTCGGGGTGACAGCACGGTGCGCGAATTGAAGGCTGCGATTAAGGTTTAGAGGGGGTGATGACAATCGATTGGCCGACTAAGGACAGCATCACGCAGACCCTTGTCACAAATATTATAGGCCCGGGGAAGACGATATCTGATCTATCCAACCAGTGGTTTACGAAGCACTTGATCGTGGCTCTAAGGGAGGCGATCTATCTCCTGGTAGTGGTTATCAAGTCTGTCTATGACCAGATTACGGCGCTCGGTGCTAAAGGCGATAAGCTAGATGAAGAGGGATTTGAATGCGGCGTTGACCGCAAGCAGGCAACAAAGGCGGTCCACATAGTTACGCTGCGCAAGAGCTCGGCGGTGCCAGCAAATCTTCCGGTGCCGGATAATTTCTTGTTGACTACTACCCCGTTAGGAAATGCTCCACCAATCCAGTTTCGCGTAAAGTCAGGGCAGGGGAAATATATTGCGGCTGGCCAAGCATCTATTGTTGGGGTACAGGTGGAGTGCACCCAAGTTGGAGAAGTCGGCAACGTTCCAAGCGGTGCAATCAATTTGGTGGCCCAGGCCGGGTTTGACTCAGTGACAGATTCTACGCTCTACCAGCCTGGCAGCGAAAATGAGGATGAAGAAATCTACCGGGCGAGAATCCTGGAGCGCAAGCGCAACCCGGAGCGAGGCGGGGTGCCGGCTGACTATAAAATTTGGGCCGAAAGCGTTGAAGGGGTGGTTTCGGCGACTGTGTTTCCGCGGAGCAGGGGAAACGGAACGGTCGATATACTGGTTACGGGAAGCGACGGTATACCGAGTCAGACTCTAATAGACCAAATCCAGGCTCACATTAACACCAAGACTCCGGCCGACATCGCCGATGGGGGTGTATTGGTCATTGCGCCTACCGCTGTCATAATAGACGTCACCCTGACTGGGTGTCTGTGGCGGGACGGCTACACCCCGGCAAGTGGGGGTCAAATCGTCGATAATGCACTTAAAGATTATATAAGTATTCGGGCCAATATCGATCGCGTAGTCAGGGTAGTGGACCTAATAACTACAGCCAAAGGTGCGTATGATGCTGTTGATCCGGATAAAAATAATGTGCTTATCGACTTTAATATTACGGCTCCAGCAGTAAACCAAGATTTGACTAATACAGAGATGTCAGTCCCCGGGACGATAACACTATCTTAGAGGTGGCAGCTCATGGGATTTAAAGAATTTTTATTAGCCATCTTCCCTCGCCGGTGGCTAAACCCCAACGCCCCCGGCGTCATCCGTCTACTCGGTGGTCTGGGGGCATCACTGGATGAATATGACAGCCTTGTTAAACAGGTCAAGCATGAGATACGAGTTTCCACCGCCGTGGAAACTATCCCAGCACGGGAGGTAGAATACGGCTTACCGGTAAACCCATCCCTACCTATAGAAACACGCCGGGCAAACATTATAGCCCGAAAGCGGGAGCGCGGCGGGCCGGTAACAAAGGATGACCTGGTGAACATGCTAAGGGCATACGGCTTAGAAGTGACCATTTTAAATGATTATAATCACGCCGTAATGAAAATACACGTTGAGTCTCCGCCGGGAGAGCCACCAGGCTTTCGACAAATACAGGCTTTTGTCGAAAACGTCTGCCGGGCGCACGTAGGCAAAGAGTGGGAGTTAAGTTATCTCACATGGGATAAACTTGATAACTACCTGCTTAAATGGGATGAGTTAGACGCGTATGGAGTGACTTGGGACGAAATTATATTGTTTCCGCCTTCTCCATTTGTTTCTGCTGCTAATTTAGGGTTAACTTTCTGTGAACAATAAGGAGGGATTATAAGTGCCAGGACCTTTCACTTTCCCCCAAGACAGTAACTATAAAGCGGGGGCGATTAAAAACTTTCGGGATAACAAAGATTTTGTGATCCCTACAGCTGATGTTTCCGGAATGCCGTTCCTGTTGGCCAACTCTGTTCTGGGGGCTAACGCCATATATATTCAGCCTACCCAGGATCGGCTGGGAAACGTGCTGCTCAATCGCGTTCAGGCCTTTGTTTTTGCTGACCAGGGCGGAACTTTGTATATCGAGGAGGCTAATGTAGACGGCGCTTGGTCTGTTAGTCGGACAATTAACCTAGACGCTAATCAATTAAGCGACTCAGGTTGGGTATGGCTGACTAAAAAGCTTTACCGGTTTCGCTACGTTAACGGAGTTTCTGAGCAAGGAGTATTTGCGCTGTATCAGATGGTCAGCTTTGGCCAGATCGATGTCCAGCAGCTAGTCTACGACCAGGATACCGGGGTCTTCGTGCCGCCTCATATGGCTACGAATCCAAAGGGTCTCCCTGCGGACGTGACAGACCGGCCGGCGCGTGTCTTGGGCAAAGTCGATGCCGTGCTATTGGGCAGTACTGGGGGGCAAGTCACAGTCACAGACGGGAAGTTGGATGTCAACGCCCAGGTAACGGTTAGCGCGGTTACAACGGGCAGTGACATGGAGCTATACGGCAAAACACTTGATGATAGGCCAGCGGCCAACACGATGAAAGCTGGTACAACATTTACCATTGTAGATGCTATATTAGATCAGAATTGGATTTCTGACGGAACAGATTGGTTGGAGGTGTAAAAATGGGACTTACAATACTACCGCAAAAATTTTATGATAAACTGGACACTCAAAATGCTTTACTCGCATCTATAGCAAGCCACACAGGGACAGAAGGCATTAAGGTAAGCAACTGGGAGGATGTGCAAACGCTTGTTAGAATGGGTCTTGCTGACAAGATGTTTAAAGTAGGAGACCAGTTTATTAGCTCCTATGACACGGGGCAAGTTGTTTGGGACGTAATCGGCATAAATCATGATATTCCAACAGATGAAAAATACACTACCAGCTTAACCCTACAGGCCCACGATTGCATAATGAACTGCCAATTTGATGCACCGGAATTATTATACTATGCGGAAGTTGAATTGGCAGCTGGCACTTATTATTTTAACAATAGATATGATACAAAAAACTACAGCTTTACAACAACGATAGCAATTCCTGCTGGTGGAGGCATAGAAGTAAGCGCATGGGGAGGAAGTGAAAATCCGACAGAAGTTAAAACCTACGACGCTTCAAATGTTTTATTTGAAGCACTCACATTAACAGAAGCAGCAACAGGTGTATTAATAACTTGCAATGATTTAAGACGAGTAAGATATGGTAGCAACAATTATGTAGAGAGCAATATAAGACAATGGCTTAATAGTGATGCAGCGATGTTTACTTATACAAAAACATCAATTTATAGCAAACCATCTACAGGTGCTCCATATGTAGGTGCAGGTTACTTAAATTTACTTGACCAAGAATTAGTAGCTGTATTAGGAGCAGTGAACAAGCAAGTTACAAGGAACACGGTAACTGACGGCGGCGGACAAGATTTATTCTCTGACAAGATATTCCTGCTATCGCGGGTTGAGGTATTCGGAGGAACGGAGGGTTATACATCGGGAGAAAATCCGTATCCCTGGTATTCTGCCTTAGCTGCCAATCCTACAATTGATCCATTAATAGGTAGAATTAAATATTTAAGCGGTTCTGCTCGTACCTGGTGGCTGCGTTCGCCTTACACCGGTAGCGCGTATAATCCGCGTTACGTGGGTGCGACTGGCCACGTCGGCAGCAGCAGCTATGCGCGCAATGCTTACGGTGTGGCGCCCGCTTGTTGCATAATCTAAAATCAATAAATCCGCCCCGACAGGGGCGGATACTGCCAAGGAGATAAAATTGAGTGTAGTAAAATCAAAACGAGGCAAATCCGATTTAGAAATAATTAATAAAGCTAAGGAGTTGGCCGTTTATACAATAAAAATATGCGGCAACGAAAAGAATTTTCCTAAAAGGCACAGATGGAGTATAACGAACAAAATAGTTAATAGCGCTGTTGATATACACGGCAACATAAGAAAAGCTAATGAAATATTTATCAAGATGAAAGTTGATTATACAGAAAGGAGAAGATGTCAGAACAAGGCAAGAGGGGAAATTAGTGAGTTGCTTGGGAATATGGATATTGCTTATGATTTATTTGGCGTCGATGATGCTAGAATTGATTATTGGACAGGACTGGTTATTAATGTAAAAACATTGCTGCTCAATTGGATGAAATCTGATTATGATAGGTATAAAGATTTAAAGTAAATAAACTATGGGGTTACGGTTGTAAGCCCCGACCTGGTGGCTGCCGTCGCCTTACACCGGTAACGCGAATAATCCGCGTAACGTGAATACGACTGGCAACGTCAACAACAACAATGCGAACAATGCTTACGGTTTGGCGCCCGATTGTGTGTATAGCCCGTAATAAAGTAAATTTCAAATTTATTTGAAATCGAAATCCGTGCACCACATACAAGGAACTGTTATCCCGCCCTGTGGAAACCAGGCAAAACAAAGAGCGCTGATGTGGGTTGCTTACGAGCAAGCCCCACTACCACAGCGAGCCCAAATTATCACTAATTACAACGGTGAAATAATGGATGAAATCAAAGAAAAAATATGTAAATTCAGGTCGTTATACAAGGCGATGTACAGATGCAAGAAAAATGTGATGTGGAAGGATAGTGTTGCTGGCTACATTAAAAATGGTTTAGTAAACACATATAAACTTCGCAGACAATTGCTCGATGACTCATACAAAATAGATAAATATTCGGCATTCACCATCTATGAGCCAAAGATACGTGAGATTGTCAGCACGAGAATGAAAGACAGGGTTTTTCAGCGTAGCATGAGCGACAATTATTTGTATGCTGAAATAACAAATTCCTTTATATATGATAATCATGCCTGCCAAGTCGGAAAAGGCACCAGCAGAGCAAGAGCAAGACTTGTTAGGCATATGCAACAATACTTTAAAAAACATGGC